TCAGAACGGATTGGTTTGGGAAGACGCCTTCAACAAGGCGTACATCGACCTCGACGGCTTCACGTTCCGCAATGCGTCCGCGACGGGAACGCTCGGGCCTGGGTACATCGAGCTGACCTCGGGCACGCTGTCGGTTACCTACGGCGCGACCAGCCTCGAGTTCTCGAACGGGAGCGCGGAAACCATCGTCAGCGCGACCGGAGTTGAGTACGAGGATGGGTCGATTACGGCGACTCTCGGCGGGACCGGACTCCGCATCGAGGACAACGGGACCAATCGGATCGCCATTGACGAGCTAGGGCTCCAATGGCGCGACGGCATCATCACGGCTTACATCGACTATGAGGGCATCACGGTGCGTGCAGCCGGCGGCATCACGTCGAACATCAGCCCGACCGGATACACGTTCGAGAACTCGACCATCACGGCCGTCCTCGGCGGATCTGGATTAAGGATCGAGGACAACGGGACGAACCGGATGCTGATCGACGAGCTCGGCCTGCAATGGCGGGACGGCACGATCACCGCTTACATAGACTACGAGGGCGTGACCGTGCGCGGCGCGGGCAGCGTAACCTCAAACCTCAACGGCAGCGGCTACGTTTATGAGGACGCCTCGATCTCCGCGGTCATCGGGGCAAACGGGCTTCGCATCGAGGACAACGGAACCAACGTCACGCGAGTCGATGAGCTCGGCATCGACTGGACGGATGCAAGCGCAGCTTGGCGCATCAGCACAACCGGCTATTACTTCTCCGACCCGACGCTGTTCGTGAAGGCCGGTCAAGGCGGCGTGGCAGTCAACGATGCCTCGACGAATTACTTCCAGGTTAGCTCGACCGGATTCCTGATGTCCTACTCTGGGACCGCGATCTCGATCCCGTTCACAGCGATCACGCGCTCTCTCTATCTTCGCGAGGTCGAGGTCTGCGTTTCCGGCGCGACGAAAAAGATGATGATTCTCGCGAGCGACTACTACGATCCGTAAGCTATGGGCGTCTTCATCAAAGGGCTTGGCGACAACGGATGCTGCGAGTGCGGAGGCCGCGACGATCCCTGCGATGGGCCGCCTGCGCCAACGCTGGTATGCCGCACCTCGGAAGCCACGTTGAGTAAATGCGGATTTACGGAATATGCGACGCCGAGCGATCCACCGAAGTACTACATCGACCGCACGCTCGCAGGCTCAATGACGGTGGAGTCATTGGACTCAGGCTGCGGACCGTGCATAGCAAAACACGTTTACACTTACTCGGGCGTTTGCACTTGGGATACCGTAGTATGCACCGTGAACAAAGCCGGGCAGTTGACCGATGATTACTACTCGGACTGCGTTAATCTTTTAATCTCCAATACCTTTGCGACGTGCCAGTTGGATGTGCTCGGAGTTTTCTCTCCACTTGAAGCTGACTGCTCATCTCTGACCGAAACCACAACCGAATACAAAATCGATGGAACAGCTACGTGCTGCACGATCGCTTTGTTTGAGTACAAGTTTTCTGGCAGCATCACCGAAACGCTATCGAACGAGTACACTAACGCGGTTTTGAGCGCGAACGTCTCGGCAACTTTGCCAGCGTATTCTGGCTCGTTCAGCAGCGGTAACTGCCAAAGCGCCCTCTATGACTTGAGTTCGGACGAGGTCACGATGACCAAGAGGAAGACTGAGTACAAGTTCACGATACCGTCGCTGACCGGCTACTCCTGTTATCGCATCACCTGGGTCGAGCGCTTCGCTCCCGAGGCCGGAGGTTCGCCAACAAATACTGCTCTGACTTACGTCTGGAACGGCACCGATACCGAGACTCCAGTTTACGAGCTCGAGGTGCCGGACATTCAAGGCTCTACCGAGGTCGTATCCGTCGTGGCCGACTGCTTCTGCTCGTGAAGGCAATCCCATCAGCCGTCGTCTCGGTCCGCGTTGACCTCTGCCGCAAGTGCCCGACTCCTTGCGCCGAGCGCGATTCGATCCAGCACAACGACCCGTGCGCCTCGTGCCCGCTCACGCCGCGCCGCTGGGGACCATACGGCCGCTGCACGACCTACGGCCTCGGCGACCTGGTCGCAGCCGTGGCGCAGCCGATTGCGCGCGGCATCGACGCCGTGGCCGGCACGCGGGTCGCGGAGTGCGGCGGCTGCAAGAAGCGGCGCGAGGCGCTGAATCAGATCCGCATTTGACTGTCAGATTCCGCCGGACAGAATTTTGAGAAAAATAGTTGACCGCGGCGGACGGCTCTGCATTGTCGGTGGTGTCGGAGGCAATCACGCCCGAGACACCACAACGACAAATGACCGCTCCAATCCAATCCGGACAAGTTCTCCAAGCTCGCAGCGCGTGCGATTACGACTGCGTGTTCTCGGTAAAGGTTATCGACCGCAAGGGCTCCTTTGCCACGGTCGAGGCTCACGGCAGCACGAAGCGCGTTAAGATCCGCAGCGATGACCGCGGCGAGTATGTCTACGCGCTCGGCAAGTATTCGATGGCGCCGATCTTCCGCGCGGAGGTGGCGTCGTGAAGCGCCTCGCTCTCCTCCTCTCGCTGGCTTCCGCCAGCCACGCTGCGCCGCCTGAGTCATTCTGGCGGGCGCTTCATCAAGTTGAGACGTCGGGGCGCACCGGCGCCATCCTCGGCGACAACGGCCGCAGCCTCGGTCCGCTCCAGATCAGCCGCGCCTATCACGCCGACTCGCGCGTCGCCGGCAGCTATGAGCATGTGACCGACCTCGCCTACGCGCGCCGCGTCGCGACCGCCTACCTCAAGCGCTACGCGCCGCAGGCCTGGGCGCAGGGCGACGTCGACACGCTGGCTCGCGTGCATAACGGTGGGCCGAGCGGGCATCGCAAGGCGGCGACGCTGCCTTACGCTGAGAAGGTGCGGAGGGCGATGCGATGAGCTATGAGGCGTTCCTAGATGCCAAGCGGCACGTCGGAGCAAAGCACGGATTCGAGCCGACGTTTATCCCCGACAAGCTTTTTGACTTCCAGCGCGCCCTCGTGACGTGGGCGGTGCAGCGCGGACGGTCTGCCATCTTCGCCGATTGCGGGTTGGGCAAGACAGCGATCCAGCTTTCGTTTGCCGAAAACATCGTGCGGCACACGAATAAACCCGTGCTCGTACTGACTCCGCTTGCGGTTGCGCGGCAGGCCGTCGAGGAGGGCGCGAAGTTCGGCATCGATTGCGTCCGGTCTTCGGACGGATCCTTTCCGCCTGGGGCTCGCGTGGTCATTACCAATTACCAGAGGCTCCACCACTTCGACCGCAATCAATTCGCGGGCGTGGTCTGCGATGAGTCTTCAATCCTAAAGAACTTCGACGGGATGACGAAGTCGGCCGTGACTGACTTCGCGCGGAAGATTCCGTATCGGTTGCTTTGCACCGCGACGGCTGCGCCGAATGATTACATCGAGCTCGGGACCTCGAGCGAAGCGCTCGGAGAGATGGGGTTTTCCGATATGCTCGGGCGCTTCTTTAAGAAGCAGGGGCCAACAACCTCGCGGTCGGACGAGCACCGCGCGGGAGTGTGGAGATTCCGCGGCCATTCCGAACGCGACTTTTGGCGCTGGGTCTGCTCCTGGGCGCGCGCCGTTCGCCGGCCGAGCGATATGGGATGCGACGACGGGCCGTTCATCCTTCCGAAACTTACAACCAGGGAACACGTCGTGACGGCGCGCAGTCAGCGCGACGGGATGCTGTTTGATCTGCCGGCAATGACGCTTCAGGAACAGCGAGAAGAAAGGCGGCGCACGATTGCCGAGCGGTGCGAATTGGTAGCAAGCCTGGTCGGAAACACAGGCCGGCCGGCGGTGGTCTGGTGCCATCTAAACGACGAGGGAAAGATGCTCGGCAGACTGATCGAGGATGCGGCCGAGGTCTCTGGCGATGACGACGACGACAAGAAGGAGGAGACGTTTGAGGCGTTTGCGGCCGGCAAATTGCGCGTCCTAATCACCAAGCCGCAGATCGCCGGCTTTGGTTTGAACTGGCAGCATTGCGCGCATCAGACGTTCTTTCCGTCCCACTCGTTTGAGCAATGGTATCAGGCGGTCCGTCGCTGCTGGCGGTTCGGTCAGAAGCGCGATGTCGTGATTGATGTTGCGGCTTCCGAGGGAGAGTCTGGCGTGGTCTCTAATCTTCAGCGCAAGGCCGATCAGGCGGACGCGATGTTCAAGCATCTCGTCGCGCTAATCAACGACGAGCTCCGAATCGAAGGAGCAAAACATACCAAGTTAAATCCCGTTTTCCCCAAGTGGTTATGAACAACGACAAACAACACATCACGGAGCGCTTCGCGCTCTACAACTCAGACTGCATTGACGTTATGCGCGCGATGCCTGACGGGTCGATTGACCTCTCGGTCTATTCGCCTCCGTTCTGCGGCCTCTACAACTACAGCAGCAGCGAGCGCGACCTATCGAACTGCCGATCCTACTCCGAGTTTTTCGAGCATTACGATTACGTGATCTCAGAACTTGCGAGGCTTACGAAGCCAGGGCGCATCACGGCGGTGCATTGTATGGACGTGGCTGGAACTGGCAACGGCCCTACGGCTAAGATGGGCATCGCGGCGAATGTCGGGTCGGGGCTAATTGACTTCCCCGGCGACATCATCCGAGCTCACGAGCGCCACGGTTTCCAGTTCTGTATGCGGCGAGTGATCTGGAAGGAGCCGCTCGGAGTTCGACTTCGGACGATGGCGAAGGGACTTGCACACGCGCAGATCGTGGAGGATTCGACTCTGTGTGACGTGGCCGGAGGGGACTACCTGCTTTGCTTCCGAAAGAAGGGAGAAAACCCAATACCAGTAGCGCATCCGACCGGGCTCCACTCGTACGCCGGCGAGCGGCAGATGCCTCGTGAGCTACTCGAGTGGAAAGGTCACGAGGGCAAGCAGACGGAGAACCGATTCTCACATTGGATCTGGCGCCAATATGCGTCGTGCGTCTGGGATGACATCCGAATCGAGAACGTCCTCGCCTATGAGGAGAGCCGAGACAAGGACGACGAGCGCCACGTTCATCCTCTCCAGCTTGACGTTATCGAGAGGGCGGTGGTGCTTTGGTCCAACCCTGGCGAGGTCGTCTTCACGCCGTTTATGGGAGTCGGATCCGAGGTTTATGGTGCGGTGCTAAATGGCCGGCGCGGCGTAGGGGTTGAGCTAAAGCCGAGCTACTTCCGACAGGCGGTGCGAAACCTTTCGCAGATTGAGCGCGACTCTAAGACCGGCGAACTGAATCTCGTATGATACCCAAGATGATCGCCAAGGCATTGCTCGCCGGCAAGACGCCGAAGGAGTTCGCGCACGAGGCCGGAATCTCGGTCTCGTGGGCCTATCGGCTCGCGTGGGAAGCCGGCTTTAAGTCGGTCTACATCTCGCGCGAGGAACAGAAGATGATCGCGCAGCGGAGGGCGATGCGATGACCAAGGCACGCAAGCTGCTCTTCGGCAGCGGCTCGAACTTCGCGCACTACGCGCTGGGCCAAGCCGTTTGCTTTCGCCTCCAGGCTGAGTTCGCGCGCGACGAGCTCGGCCGCCGGTGCGCGCGGTCATCGATGCGCCAGCACGCGCTCACCTACACCCGCGAGATCCTCGCGATGCAGGGCAAGCAGTTCCGCCTCGCCGGCCGATGAATAACAACTTCAATCGCTCGCAGCCGGTCAAGAACCTTAGCGGCGGCGGTCACTCCGCGGCGCGCTACACCGGGACGCACGGGCACAAGGAGCGCTCGCACTACTGGGTCTTCATTCCCGGCGAAGGCTGGGTCACGTGGCGCGAAATCCACAAGCAGGTCACCGCCTCCTTCAGAGACTGGGAGATGCGCCACATCCTCGGACTACGTAAACCCAAAACCAGAACACAATGACCGACCAACACGCAGAACAGATCATCGCCGAGCTCCGCGCCATCCGCGCGCTGCTCGCCAACAAGCCCGCGGCTCCGGCCGCAGCTTCCGCGCCGGCTCCGGCTGGTGCGCCAAAGGACAT